CGTGATCAACGATGCAGCCGGTACGCCGGTAGCCCATACTTTCGTTCCTATCACCCGCGATGCCAATGGCGTGTTGTGGTGGGAGGACCAATCCACTGGTGGCGTCCTCGGTTACGACCGAATCAGCCTCTCCGTGGTGAGGCCCCCCGCCCCGAGCGCTGGGAGCAATGCGGGAGAGAGAAACTTCAAGGTCACGGTGGCGGTGTATACACCGACCCTCGAGACGTTGGGAACCAGTGACAGCGGCATCACGCCGCCTGATCAGGTTGCCTACGTGCTGAAAAGCACCACGACGGCTCTCATCAGCGAACGCAGCACGCTGCGTGAACGGCAAGACTCGCGCAAGTACGCGTACCAACTGCTTGACGAAAGTCAAGTGAAGGCCGCGTTCGAAACGCTCGTCGTTCCGTTCGGTTGAGGAGAGGCGGCTGACCAATCGCAAAGAGCGTCCCTCAAGAGACGCATTCCATGCCGTTTTCTCGGCACTTTGTGAATCAGTCGATTCTCTCGTGTCCCTTAAGGCTAGTCTTCTGTACAAAGCCAACGAGCATAAGCAACTCGCTGGTATGAAGATTAACCCAAGGGATTACACTGACGCTTCTTCTTTCCATAAGGATTACACCGTTGTGTCCTTTGTACGCAAGTACAAGGGACTTAACACCGGTGTGGATACTCGTGGCGAAGCGCTTAGGAGTTTTAAAGACTCCGAGGTAACCTGCGCGTGGACGAACTGGCGGATGAGGCTTATCAGGACTAGTCTAAATGACTGGGGCGGACCTCTTTTCGAGGCGAGCCGAAAAATCCTGGAAGTACTCGGACAGTTCAACTTCTCAAAGGTGAATCAGTGTGGATGGGGTCCGGGGGCGACAGACGATCTTAAAAGATCGCATGCCTTTCCGGACACTAAGCTGTTTAAACTTCCCATTTCAGTCACACAAAGAGCGTATCCTCACTTCGTGAGGCAGCTCCAAGGAGACCTTCACTGGTCTAGTGTAATCCTGGGGGTAAAGGTTGACGAGCTTTCGGGCCCGTTTTCATTCCTCCCCGGAGTTATCCAGGTAACACCTGGTAACATAATTGACACTGTGCC